GCATAGTTGACATCGATGGGTGACACATTCGTCGGGAAACAACCACGCAGGTTGTAACGTTTCAGAATTGAACCATCTTTGTCAAGCTGCTCCACCAACAAGTCTGCTTGATAATCTACAGGATTAGTCAAACCAACATTTGCTGAGTGAGCATTCATACCATTCATCCATCGCTCCATTGAGTCGCGAATAGTGAAATCAGTATCGTTAATTACAGTTACGTTCCAGGGTTCAAAAGTCCTGTCGCCAGCAATTTTCAGCTGACGGCCACGAAATGGAACTGTAATCAATCCCATGATTGAACCAGGTAACTGAGCAGCTTCGCATAAAAACGATGTAAGTTCAACATCGCCTCCTGCATAAGCTGGGAAGTTGACAGTAGCTTGGAACAAATTGGGCCTAGCACCACCACCTCTCAGCTTTGACTTAAAGTCATCGACTCCTAAAATTGCCATTTATTTTCTCCTTAGGTTGTGCTTAGACCACCCCTACAACTTCACTGAAGTCTACACCGGTGCGGACAGCAACAAAGTTGAGAGTGATGTAGTTAATCGAACGAGCTGGCTTGACGAATACTGAACAAACAAACTCATTGCGATCGATTACTGCAGCAGTATTGTTTGTCTCATCACAAACCACTCGGAAGTCTGTAATACCTCGTCGACCTTGAATTTCTCTAAGGAAAGGTTCGACAACGTTAACAAACTCAGCACGAGTGAATTCATCATTGAATTCAAACATTACGTTTCTTGCAGCACGTGCGATTGACCTTTCAATAGCAAGGAACAATCGGCGAACGTTGATACGATCGAAAGCTGATGGACGAGACTCTTTAGTCTTATCCCCAAACAAGGTGATACCTTGACCTGGTAGATTTACGATCGGATTAACTCCGGCTTTGTATAATGTATCTCTTTGTGATTTATTAGCTGTATAAGCTAAAGAAGTGGCGCCAAAATATTGACCCCTTCGATTACCGGCTGGTGAGAACCATGGAGCAGCAACAGCATCAGTAGCAGCCATCAATCCAGCTGTGGAAGCAGCTGCAGGAATGAACACATACTGATCGTTATACTTGTCATACACTTTCAGATAGTTGTTATCTACAATCAAGTAAGATGAAGCGTTAAAGTTATCTGTAGTTGCTACAGTAGCAGTTACAGCCGCTGCAGGAGTAAGACCTACAACAGCATCTCTGTTAGGTGATGTTACAACCACACAATCCTTACGTAAAGAGGCTGCAGTAGCAGTCAGATCATTAACAACAGTAGCTTGGTCTGCTTGTGATGTCATTCCAGGCGCAATTAAGAAATCTATTTGCAGATCTTCTGTACTTTCGAAGTCATCAAAACCTATCAATCGATCTGATACGTCAACAGCTTCCCCGTTAGATCCATTACCTAACGTATATGTATTAACGACGTTATCGCCTGTAGCGAAGTTGAATCCAGTACCGTTGGGTCCAGCTGCTATTTCGAAAGGCAAGTATGTCAGATCATTCGGGTAGATAGCCCCGTTAACGTCTAGACACCAAACATACTGTGACCTATTGTTAATAACATCTTTGACGAAATTACTTGAACCGTCATTAGTCTTAGCATCTGTTGCAAGTGACAAGAAAGGGAATGTCTCAAGCACTGCTCCTGGCGTACCTGTTAACTGTCCTTTCAGATCAATGACTACCACATGTACTTCGTCTTGCCCACCTCCTGCTCTCGATACATAATCAGAAGTTTCAGGAGGACCATCGAAATATCCTCTGTACGACCAATTATTAAATTCATCCTGTGTAGCACCTGAATAAGGACAGAGCTGTACTTGAATGCTGTTACCAGCTTCTCCAGGATATTTTGCAATGAAGGTGTGAGCTAGCCCGTCTGAATCCGACAAGGTTGCTTGCTGCAGATCAAAATCTTCTGCGTTCTTAACCCTGGGATACTGAGCTGATGTTAATGTTGTAGCAGTAGTGTCATATGCATTTCTTGCACCGCCACCCTGCGCTCCATCTGAATCGTCAATAACGCGTGATACGTAAAGACTTGTTGAGTATTGTAAAAACGAACTTGCTGACAAAAAGTCAACGGCGTTCGTTACACTGGGAGCTCCAAATGTAGATACCAACGTAGCCTCATTATCAATGAGCGTTGGTGACTCTACGGGGCCCCATGAAAAGTCCCCTGTTACAGCACCGGTTGAAGTAGTGACTGAAGGGACAACACCCGTTAAGTCAATTTCTTTAACTGTAATGCTGGGA